TAGATACAAATTCGGAAGATGGTGCTAAGTTAGTGTTATAGTAGACTTTTGTATTACTTTCGATATACAGATACTTAAGATCAAGTATTTCTGGTACAATACCTGCAACAGAATACTTTTTAAGTTTGAGTTTTATATTTTCTTTGATCAAGTTTGGTAGATAGTCACCAAATTTGGGTTTGATACTAATAAAGACCTTTCCATATTGTGGAGGGGCTAACTCTTCACCACCAAATACGGAGATAGACTCTGTTTCTGGATAAATTTTCGATGGAATCAAAGTTTCATAATCATTTGCTGTCAGTGCTCTGTTTTGAGTCGCGTAAATCCTTGGAGCAAACTTCTTAATTGACTCTACGGTCTCAATGTTCTCTCCACCAGCAGAAACCACCCCAGGGGTCACCAGAGACACCCCAGAGGTGACATTAAACTCAGTGCTGTTTCTGGTATAGGTTAGTTTACCTGAGAAATTAAACTGACTGATACCATTTGCAGCATCACCATTACTAACAATGTAATTTGCAGTTATATAATTACCTTCTTCAAGTGCTTTTCCAAAAACTCCGTCTCCAAAGATAAGTTCATATCTTTCATCTTCAATTTCTTGAATGTAATAGACTTTTGAGTCCGAATTAATCTCAAAAAGACTATCTTGTAAACTATACTTGGCCGCAGCAGTTGCAAACTGATTATTTTTGACTGTAACTCTAATTAAGTCAGTGTCAATACCAGCATTTGGTAAAAGGAATCTCTGATTGAGGTTTGTAGAAGAATATGTAAAGTTGGACTCTAAAAGAACTCCCTCATGAATCTCAAGATCGTCAAAAGATGCAATTCCATCAAAAACTGGAACTGTTACATCTTCTAAAATTGAAAATACGAATGATTGTCCAGCAAATGTACCTGATGATGCGGCAACAACACCTTTTTTCAGTGTAAGAGTTGCTGGAGTCGGTGTAATTGAAGTTGTATCAACAAAAAAACTAATTGTTGCTAATGCTGCCTTTCTTGACCTTGGAACATATCCGATATTTCGCGCAAGTGCAACAATATTCTCTCTCAGAGTCGCACTATCAATGAAAACCTCATTCGCAACCATGTTTGCGTTATATGAGGTAATATAAGTGTTGTATGCCAAAACATCAACAATCGTCGAAAGGTTAGACCCTTCAAAATCATAATCAGTAAAGTTAGAGTTTGACCTTAGATACTCTTTTAGGGATGTTTTAACCTGTTCAAAGTCCAGGTTAGAAAAATTGACTAATGGCATTTTACCTTGTGGGTTGCAACACGAATTCTAATTGCTGTGCAGGCACATCTGCACCAATGATGTCATATGTGATTGTTACGTCAAACTGATTATTCTCAAAATTGGGAAGAGTCTTGACAGATCTCAATCTTACCCTTGGCTCATTATTTCTGATTGATCTTTCTATTTCATCTTTAATAGATGATGCTGTCAGATCATCCATATTCTCAAACAGCAGTTTGGAGATCCTTGATCCAAAGTTTTCATTAAAAAATTTCTCTCCAGGGAGGGTAAATACGATATTTCGCACTGAACGAGCAATTGCATTCTCATTTTTGAGTGCAATTAAGTCGTTAGTTAATGGATTAGACTT